CCCTTCGTCGAGCCAGCTTGCTGCCGGGTTTCGCGTTGCAAATGGTACGACGCTATACCTCCCAGCTTTTTACAACACGTTTCCGAACGTGGATGGCTGGATTGGCGTAGGTTCTGGCAGCACTCAAAACGCACCTAGGACGTTCACTGCGTCAAGTACGACAGTTCCTTCTGCTATTTGGGCGAATCTTTCTAAGGCTACGCTGATCGTCAAGTTCAGCGACGGCACTGCTCCTTACCTTCTGCGACCAGAAATGTTCTGGGATCCAACCGCCTTTGGTCAGGGTTATTACCATGCCAACATTAAGCGCAACACGTCTGGCGCTTGGGTGGCAGATGGTGCCGTGACAACGCTCGGCAGCCCATCTGCTGCTGGTTTTGACGGTTCCACAGCAGATAGTCTTACGTGGACGGGCGTAGGAGGGTTTGCAAATCTATGCCAGGTGCTGATTGTTCCTAGACACGCCTCTACTTACATTCTGTAATTTTTAGATGGCTAAACCAAAAGGCACCCTCAATAAGACAACCCACGTCCCTGGTCCCCCGAAGAAAACTAAGCAGGGCCAGGGACAGCATTCTTTGCCCAATCATGGGCGTAAACAATCACGAGGTCAAGGTAAATGATCACCATCTTCGGCATCAAGCTGACCTATGAGGCAGCTATCTTTTTTGGACTCTTCATTGCTTCTGAGGTTATTGGTCTCAGCAAGTATCGTTCCAACAGCGTTGTTCAGCTTTTGCTGAAAGTCGTCACTCTGCTGAAACCCCTTCGGTCTGAGGATGATCGTCTTCAGAAGATTAAAAACTCCTTCAAATGACCAACATCCTACTGCCAATCAGCCAATACTACCCCCAAACAGATAGTCGCACGGCTCACGCAGATAGGATGTGCTTTTCGAGCACGATGGCCATGGGTATCAAGTACCTGTGGCCTTCTTCTTTAAGCGGATCAAATGCGGACGATGATTATCTCCGCACCGTGCTTAAGTTTGGAGACACTACAAATTTTGTTGCACAAACCCAAGCTGCCAAGGAGTATAAGGTACGTGCTACTTTCCACAAAAACGGCAACCTCAGTGCCCTCCAGAAGCGGCTAGAAGAGGGTGTTCCCGTGCCTGTTGGGTTTCTCCATCATGGTACGCCTACGGCCCCTCGTGGGGGCGGCCACTGGGTTCTCCTGGTGGGTATGACGGATACTCATGGTATCTTTCACGATCCGTATGGGGAACTTGATAATGTCAACGGCGGCTATGTGAGTCGTGGAAGGGGCGGCAAACAGGTCAGCTACTCCTGGAAGAACTGGCTTCCACGTTGGGAGGTAGAGGGGCCCAATACTGGGTGGTTTATGGATCTTCGTAGGATCGAAGACGTTAAGCCTGCCCCCGCTGCGGTGCCATTCGAGAACAGCTTTAATGGTGTTAGGAAGGCTGCGGCTAGTCTTGGAGCCAAGTTTCCAGAGGTTGTAGCAGCACAGTGGGCACTTGAGTCCAGCTGGGGCGCCCACACGTCTGGAAAGAACAACTTTTTCGGCATTAAGGGCACTCCAGGCACCGCAAAACAAACATCGGAGTTCATCAATGGGAAGTGGATCACCATTTCCGATACCTTTAAGAACTACGAGACCCCTGTCGAATGTATTGATCACTTGATCACTCTTTGGTACAAGGACTACAAGGGGTACAAAGGCGTCAATCGTGCCTTGGATTGGAGGGAATGCTGCCACCTACTTCAGAAAGAGGGGTATGCAACAGATCCTACCTATCCATCCAAACTCATTCAAATCATCTTGGAGAATAACTGATGGCATCCATTACAACCGGTGGCTCTACCAGTCCCGGCACCTTTGCTACCGAAGTCAGCACTACGGCATTTTTTCTTGGAGCATCACGTTCCATTACTCTTGCGGCTACAAGTGTAAACCAAGCACTGACGACAACGTGTCGTTTTGTGTCAATTAAATGTGCTGGTGGCAATCACTGTCATTATACAATTGGTGTTGGGGCTCAAACTGCGACTGCTTCGTCTCATTACCTGCGTACTGGCGAACGAATTCTACTAGCAGTTCCTCCTAATGCTAATATCGCCGCTATTCAGGGTACTGGAGCAGCAACTACTTTGTATATTTCCGAACTGACTGACTGATCATGGCTACTAGCGCATTTAACAAGTTCAACAGCTTCACCGAAGCTCTTGCTGAGAAGGTCCACAACCTCGGATCTGATACCCTTGAGGTGGCTCTGACCAACACAGCTCCGGTTAGCACCAACACCCAACTGAGTAACATCACTCAGATCTCCTATACCTTCCTCAATGCTCGTACCGTTACGGTGAGTGGCAGTGCTCAAACGAGTGGGGTCTATAAGCTCACCATCACGGACAAGACTCTCACCTCGACGGGTGGTTCTACTGGTCCGTTCCGGTATGTGGTGCTGTTCAACCAGACCGCAACCAACGACGAACTGATTGGTTGGTATGATTATGGTAGTTCCATTACCCTTGGCGATGGAGAATCACTTCTTCTCAACTTTGATGATGCCGCTGGTGTTCTGACGATTACCTGATACTATGACTTGCGATCTTTTTCTCATTAAGGGAAACGTTATTGAGAACATCATTTGCATTGAAAGCAAGGAACTAGCAGAGGAATTGTTTCCTGGATACCAACTGATTGAACGCACAGACGACAACAAACAGTTCAATCCTGGAGACACAATGCCATGATTCTTCTTACTTCAACATCTGATGTAATTGAGGTTATCACTGGTTCTGCTGGTACGGTTACGGTCCATGCGTCCTACGTGGACAATGCCTCTGGAACGTTTACACCTGGCAGAACCAATACCTCTATCGTCACCGCAGCCACTACTACGGTTGTACCTGCTCCTGGTGCCAGTGTTCAGCGTAACCTGCGAACAATGGTTATTGCCAATACCAGCACAACTGTTACGAATGTCATTGATATTCGACACAACAACGGTACGACTATTTCTGAGCTGTGGAATGGTACCCTTCTTCCTGGAGAATCGGTAGGTCTGACGCAGGAAGGCGAATTTTGTGCGTACTCGTCCGGCGGTATTCGGAAAACGGGCACCTTTGTTGGTCCTGTTGATGTCCAAGTCTTCACGTCAACCGGCACCTGGACAAAGCCAACCAGCTTCACTCCAAGGGTGCTCAGCCTTGAAATGTATGGTGCTGGCGGTGGTGGAGGTGCTGGTGCTAGCTTGGCCACTGCCGTTGTTGCAAAGGGCGGTGGTGGCGGTGGTGGTGGATCATACATCAACCACACCTTCTCTGCTTCTGATGTTGGTGCCACGGTAACGGTTACTATTGGTTCATCTGGTGCTGCTGGTTCTCCTGGCGCTGCCGGTGCGGCTGGTGGTGATGGAGGTATCGGTGGTAACACTACGTTTGGGTCGTTCTTCACTGCCTACGGTGGTGGTGGCGGGCGTGGCGGTGCCATCTCGGCTGCTGCAACAGGCGGTGGTGGAGGTGGTGGTAAGGCTGGTGCTGGTGGTACTGGCAGTACTTCTGGCGGTACTGGTGGCCTACCTACGGCAGGTACCAACGCAATTGGTGGCCAGGGTGTAACTGGTTCTGCTGCTGTCTCTACTACCAACGTCGCAGAAGACGGTGGTGGTGGCGGTGCGGGCGAAGCAGCTACTCCAGTTGGTACTTCTAACGGAGGCGGATCCATCAACGGCGGTGGTGGTGGCGGATCAGGTGGCGGCCACACGGCAACTCCTGCTGTCACGGCTCCTGGCTCTGGAGGTCGAACCAACGTCTATACATCTGGCGGTGGCGCTGCTGCTGGCACGTCTGGTGCTGCCCCTACGGCTGGCTCGGCTGGTGCTGCTTGCTCATCCATCGGTGGTGGTGGCGGAGGAGGCGGTGGCGGATCTACCGTCCAAGCTTCTACTGCTGGTGCTGCTGGCGGTGCTGGTGGCCTTGGTGGAGGCGGTGGCGGTGGCGGGGGTGTCGGTATGAACCCCGGTCTCGGCGGTGCTGGTGGCCTTGGTGGCACTGGTTGGTGTATCGTTTACTCCTGGTAAGGGGAGGAACGATGAGTGCCGATTTTACCAGTATGGTTTGATGATCCGTTAGAAGACTATAGTCCGATAGGGCAGTGGTTCGACGAGCAGTTCGATGCCGCTGCTGGCCCAACTGTTTATCCGCTAGATGTTACGGTTGGAACGTTTACTCTTGCTGGAACAAGCACTGTCCTTCGGGCCTCCCTAACTCTTGTTAGTACTGTTGGTACGTTCTCTATTACGGGGACAACCACAATACTATCGAAGCAGGTTACCTTGGGCACAACCCTTGGGACATTTGCCTGGACAGGAACTTCAGCCATTCTTGGAAGGCAGTCTGCCCTAAATGTTACAACTGGATCCTTTACGGTTGGCTCGTCCACCCTTTCCAGTAACCTCTTCTTCATCCTTAATGGCCTCAATACTTCCTACAATCTTGGTAGCAGCAGTACATCGCTACTATTGACACGGCGTATTGACGGTTCAGTGCTGAATTTGTCTCTATTCCAGATACCTGTCGAGGTTATTCGCAGGTTCCCACTGAATTTCCAGCCTTCAACCTTCAACCTTCAGGGCACAGGTCTAGATTATTTCGCTACCAGGACACTCAACGCCGGTAGCTTGGAATTATTGGTATATGTTCAAACAAGGGACATTGTTTACCGCCCAAATCGACAACCATTTGTGCCCACACCGGTCCCTAGAGGTCGAAATGAGTGGATTTTGGGCAAATTTACATCAGGAGGAAAGGGCTCCTTTAGAGTATGACACGCGCAACCGAAGATCAGTTCAACGAACTGCATGGATTGGTCACTAACGAGCTGATCAGCCGCATCAAAGGGGGTCTTGCAACGACGCAGGACCTCAAGGCAGCCGCCGATTGGCTGTCCAAGAACAACATTACTGGATTGGCTACGATGGGTTCTCCCCTGTCGGCACTTTTTGATTCCCTAGAATTGGAAATGGAGGACCTCGAACATGCAATTCGGTAATAATGGGGATGGTCTCCAAGAAACAATTCGAAATCTGATTGCCACAGCGGCCCTTGGGTTGTTTGGATGGCATCTCGTGACCCTCCACAATATCGCTAAGTCGGTGGATGTGTTGGTCAATCGAGCCGACGCAGCCAACCAACGCTTGGAACGCCTGGAAAACTACGTCTTTGTAGAAGATGGCCCCAGCAAAAAGTAAGTCCGCCAAGTATTACGCAGCCAATCCTGAGGCAGCAGCTAAGAAGGCGGCCTATCAACGAAAACTGAATAAGAAACCTTCCGTCAAAAATGCCTCGGAGGAGAGGTGGACGGAACGACGGAAGCGAGGAATTGCTGGGAAGGGTGGCAAAGACCTCTCCCACACAAGAGACGGGCGTATGGTTCTCGAAAGCCCAAAACGGAACCGCGCCCGGAATGGACACAACGGCAAATCCACTAAGAAGTAACCCACACAGGATCAATGATTCTGGAAGCCCCTTCTGACTACCTCTTCCACCTAAAAGCCATGACTAGCGCAGAGGCAAAACGTCAATGGAGATCAGCCATTAAGGATCATTGGGACAACCAATGTGTCTACTGTGGCTCTTCTGACAATTTGACGCTAGATCATGTCCATCCAAAGACCCACGGCGGGCACGACACCCTAAAGAATGTTGTGCCTGCTTGCCGCAGTTGTAACCAGTCTAAAGGTTCGAACCACTGGTTAGCGTGGTGGGTCGGTCAAGACTTCTTTGACCACAAAAACTTCTCCAGGGTTCTGTCCTGGACTACCGGTTAGTACTAACTTAATTCTTTTTAGGTAAATCAAATGGCTACTCTTCCCGCAGGCGGTTCTAGCTACGGCAACATCTCGACGGCTCCTGGTCGTCAGAGCGAGGACGAACTCAAGAACCGGACGCACACCACTGTTAACGTGTCGGGTGGTGTGACCACGACGACCACCGTTCCCGCTACCTTCGCTACCACCGCCACGACCGTTGCTGTTAACGGCACCGTTGCTGCCTGTAAGACCGCAATCCGTACTGTTCGTCGGACCGATCGTATTCCCTCCTCGAACAACGCAAACAAGACCGGTCGTGTGACCCGCGTTGATGTGGTTCAGGGCCGCATCCTGACCCTCAACACCCTTGTTGGTGGTACGCTTTACACCAACGGCACCTATAACGGTGTGGCCCTGACGGGTGGTACGGGTACTGGCGCAACCGCAAACATCGTTGTGTCGGGTGGTGCCGTGACGACTGTAACCCTCGTCAGCGGTGGCTCTGGTTACGACGTGACCGAAATCCTGAGCGCAGCAGCGGCTACCATTGGTGGCACCGGCTCTGGCTTCTCCATCCGCGTGGCAACCACCACCGGTCCCATCAACGCCTGAGGTATTTTTTTTAAGATGGCTCCTAAGAAACCACAGACTCGCCTTCAACAGAAGGCCAGCAAGGCCGGTCGTATTGTAACCGGCCCTAAGGGCTCTAAACCTCATTCTACCACCAACGCTGCTATCCAAAAACAGGGTAACAAGATCACTCGTGGTGGTCTTGGCAGTGGTCGCCCCTCTGGAACTGTTTCACAAACTCGTCCCAAGCCCGTTAGTACCGGTGGTGAAACTAAACCGCCTTCAAAACCAGACGGTCGCCGCCCCCGCGCCATTACTAATGGCAACAACCCCGTAATGCGCCAACTTCGAGCCAAAGCAGTCCAAACTCGTCGAGTGGCTGAAGGTAAAAGCACCGTTGCTAGTCGTAACAGAAAGGCACCTACTCCTGCCCAACGCGAACGCCTAAGCAATCTGGTTAAGCAAATGCGGGTGCCTGGCGATTCTGGCTATGTGCGGGCTGCCGAAGCTCGTGGTAAAGCTGAAGTTGCCAAAGCACAAACTCGGCGCAATGCCCGTTCCGCCATGAAGAACATGGAGGGCACGCTTAAGGCTGCTCGTATAGGCCGTAAAGTGGCTGGCCGGGCTGGTGCTCAGGCTGGTCCCGCTATCCGTAACCTGGCTCGTGGATTGGCCAGCAAAGGAGCCGCTAAAGGTGCCCTTAAGGGTGCTTTGGCTGCTGCCAACATTGGTAAATTTGCTACCCCAGTGGGGGCTGCTCTTGCGGTTGGCGAACTTGCACAGTATGGTGTTAGTAAGGAAGAAGTTAAGCGTACCAAAGCTGCTGGCACTGGTAAGCAAACTAACCTTCGGGGTGGTAAATCCGTAAAGGATACGAGCCGTAAAGCTGCTGCTGCTGCCGCTGCTGCTGGCTCCACTTCCAAGTTTAAGGGCGCTCGTGACGCAGCTGTCCGTAAAGCTGCTGCCATCAAAGGAAGCCCTGTTGTTGGTTCTGGTAAAGCCAAATCAGCATCTGGTTCTTCGGCATCCAACTTTGATTCCTCCTTTGCTGCTGCCCGTAAGGCTGGCAAGAGCACCTTCACTTGGAAAGGTAAAAAGTATACTACCAAGATGAAGTAAGATGCCCCTTTCTCGTGGATCTTCAAAGAAGACGGTCTCCAAAAACATCTCCAAGATGGTAAAGGAGGGTCGTCCCCAAAAGCAGGCCATTGCGATTGCCCTTTCCAAAGCTGGGAAGAGTCAGAAGCGTAAATAGCCACCATCGGGGTCTAGGAGCTTCTCCTTGGCCCCTTTATCCCCTTACAGGTACATTCTATCGTGGATCAAAAAACAGCGGCCTTAGAGGAGCGTCTACGGGCTAGTTTCCCTTTGTTTCTGTCTCTTGTATGGAAGTCGCTAGACCTGCCTCGTCCAACAAGAGCACAGATCGCCATTGCGGATTATCTTCAAGGCGGCCCAAAGCGTCTCCAGATCCAAGCATTTCGGGGACTAGGAAAGAGCTGGATTGCTGCTGCCTTTACCCTGTGGATCCTGTTTCGGGACCGCGACAAGAAGATCATGGTGGTGTCGGCCAGCAAGCAACGTGCCGACGACTTTACCATCTTCTGCCAAAAGTGCCTCATTGAAATCCCCTGGCTCAACCACCTGACCCCACAGGACGATGACCAGCGGTGGAGCCGAGTATCGTTTGATGTTCGTGGGTGTCGGCCTGCTCAGTCACCGTCAGTAAAGAGCGTTGGAATAACCGGACAATTAACGGGAAGCCGGGCTGACCTGATCATCTTTGATGACGTGGAAGTCCCAAGCAACTCCGCCACCGACCTCATGCGAGAGAAGCTGATTCAGCTCGTGACGGAGGGTGAGTCCGTGCTGACCCCTAAGCAGGACAGCCGTATCGTGTTTCTTGGAACACCGCAGACTACCTTCACCATCTACCGGACGCTGCGGGAACGCAACTACCAACCAATGGTCTGGCCTGCTCGCTATCCAAAGTCCCTTGTCGGATACGAGGACGTGCTGGCCAAGGACCTCCAAGACGACATCAACCGTGAGGGCCTGGACAAGCTTTCCTGGACCCCCACGGATACCCGCTTCTCCGAGATCAACCTCTTGGAGAGGGAACAAAGCATGAGCCGAAGCAACTTTATGCTTCAATTTATGCTGGATACCAGCCTGAGTGACGCCCTCAAGTTCCCCCTAAAGCTCAGTGACTTCTCCGTGCTGCCACTAGACCCACAAAAGGGACCATCGGATGTGATCTGGGGTTCTGACAAGGAGACCCTTCTCGATCTTCCCGCCGTTGCTCTTCCCGGTGATCGGTGGCATAGGCCAAAGGCTGTCTCAGAATACATCCCCTGGAACGACACCATCACGGCAGTGGACCCCTCTGGTCGGGGTAAGGACGAAACCGTCTCCATCATCCTGTCACAGATCAACGGCTACCTCTTCATCCGAGACATCTTTGCTACACAGGATGGGTACTCGGATGCTACCCTAAGGGAGATCCTTAGACGCAGCCGCCAATACGGCAGTAAGATGTGTCTCATCGAATCCAACTTTGGTGACGGTGCCATCATGGAACTCCTAAAGAAACACGCCCAAGAAATGAAGGTTGGGATGGCGTTTGAGGAATCACGCGCCACCACAAGAAAGGAAGACCGCATCATCGATACCCTGGAGCCGGTCCTTAATCAGCATCGACTGATCATTGACCAACGCCTCATTGACTGGGACTACCGCAGCAACCCCGAGCAGGCACCCGAAGAACGCCTTCCACGGATGCTGATGTACCAGCTGACCCGCATGTGTCGGGAGAAGGGGGCCGTCCGCCACGACGACAGGATTGACGCACTTGCCCTTGGGGTTAAACACTTTCAGGATGTCCTTGCTATCTCCGCAAAGGAGGCTCATATCCAGAACAAACGACACGAATGGAACACCATGATTGACGCCTTTTTGGAACAGCCGACCCTTGCCACCGACATGCTCGTTGCCGGAAAGAGCTTTTCGGACCTCTCCACAGATGATATTCTCTTGGACTCCGGTGTCTATTCCTGGACCTGAAGAGGCAGACCCATACTTAAAAAGACACATCAGTTCCCACCGTTTTCCAAAAAAGGTGCTTGCTTCTAGGGGGGAAATAGGGGGGTACCTCTGAGGAAGCCGCGACAGCGGCGCCCCGAAGACCAAGGAAGACCCCCGAAGGGGGACTGACGCGGAGCAGACCCCCACCCCAACCCCCTTACTGTCCATTGTATTTATAGTTGAACACTATGACTAGACTCAGCAGAACAAGAGTCTCCGGAGCGGAGCGGAGGAGAGTCGCAGTTCTTCGGACACTGAGTCGCAATCATAGTTGAGCTATAATAGCCCCACCTTCCCCCAACAGTAGCAACAGCAGTAATAACAACTATAACAACCATAGTAGTCATCCTTCTCATCCCTCCTCCAATACATGCCTCAAACAAAGCTCATCTGGATTACACCAGACGCAGAGTCCATCATTACCTATTGTGCTCGGGTATCCAACCCAAAGAACCAAGAAGCCAATGCCAACCCAGAACGGTTGATCGACTACTTGGTTAAGCATAAGCACTGGAGTCCCTTTGAGATGGCGAGTGCCTGCTTTGAGGTGAACACGACCCGTGACATCTCGGCACAGATCCTCCGTCATAGGTCGTTCTCGTTTCAGGAGTTTTCGCAGCGGTATGCGGAGGTTCAGCTGCGGCCAGAGCTTCCCGAAATGCGGAGGCAAGACACCAAGAACCGCCAGAACAGCTTTGATGACCTGCCTCTTGAGGTGCTAGCTGAGTGTGACAAACTAATCGGTCAGGCCTTTGTGACCAGCTATCGAGCGTACGATCGTCTCCTTGAACTTGGGGTGGCAAAGGAGTGTGCCAGAAAGGTCCTGCCCATGAACAGTCCTACCCGCCTTTATATGTCTGGGACGATCCGCTCGTGGATCCATTACCTTTCGGTGCGTACTGGCGTGGAGACGCAGCTGGAGCATCGACAGATCGCACAAGAGATCAAAACCATTCTCATTAACCATCTTCCCTCGTTGACCAATGTCTTTAACTCTTGATCAGGCCAAGCGTGTGGTGGCTGTGGCTCCCATTGATTCGTACTACTACCACGAAGCTCTGCGTGTTCTTCAGGCGGCTGGGTATTATGGCACGCCTGCGCCCGTAGCCGTGGATAAGGCTGAGAGGCCTCTGGAAGGTTCAGGAGCACCCCTCTGACTCCCCGCAGGTGTCGTTGCACCTACGGCTCCTCAGAGGGCCTTTCCTGGGGCTTATACATGCCACCCGTAGATTTTGGTAGAAATTTGTGAAGTCCTTACGCTTGTTGTCGGCCCCGGCTTTCCCCCCCGGTGGGGTGGTCGGCCTGGCGTGTCCAGTTTTCGTGTCCAAACCGGGCCATGGCCAGCCAAGAACCGTTGCGGCGCAGTGGGTTTGGGGCGTTGCGTATCTGCGGAAGAGACAGGTACGCAGGGGTGGGCAGGGGTAACAGGTAACGCGCGTGTGGGCGTGTGCGGGCGCGTACCTGTGCGCGTGTTCTCATGTATTATCAAAAAATCTGTACGATTCTCAATAAACCCTCCTTGTTGAGAATGTTAAGATATGTTGAGCAGGGTTGACCATTGGGCAGGGTTGTGGTTATGGTGTGTTCATCGGTTGAGGGAAGCAGGAACGCCACCTGCCAAGCCCACACCGCCAAACTCTCACCAGTTATCGGTTGGGGGTTGACAAACCAAGGCCCTAGGGTCTACCATCAGATCAGTTCAACCACCACACAACAATCATGGATTACCTTACCTACGAAGATTCAGTGTTGGGCGCTGCTGACCCTGACACCGGAAACCTCAGCCCCAAGGATGCCGAGCGTCTCCTGGCTGATCATTCATTCACACTTGATGATGTCTACGAAGACAACCACGGCGTGAGCTGGGTTGCACTTGATGAACGCAACGCTGAGGCCCTGCTAGCCTGGCTGGGCTACTGATCACAAGCCACAACCACACCAACCACGGCATCCACATCATGACACGGGTCAAACCACGCGCCAACTCTCGCCACATTCTCGGGATGCTCGGGCTTGCCTCGGCAGCCGACATCACTCAGGGTTCGAGCTGGTATCAACGCGCCTATGACATCTCGGTTAGCTTTATCCACGCATACGATGGGCTAACACTAGGTCAGGCCATAGGTGTCATCGCAGCACTCAGCCCTAACAACAAGTGGGCACGTAATGTTGCCGATGCAGAGGCTATGATCAAACTCTGGCACGTTGGGGCTGATCCTAGAACTGCAAAGGTCTGCACGTACAATACAAACAAGGATAAAGCAGCTCGCATTCTTGAGTTGGAATCACCAGACGATGAGGCCATCCAGGAGATCCTATCGGGTCAAAAAGTAGTCGCCTTCTACCGCTGCATCGCAGGCTACCGTGATACGGTTTGCGTTGACGGTCATGCGTTCGCTGTCTTTATGGGTGAGCGCATTCCTACAACTCAAACTCCAAGCATCGGCAAAGCACTCTATGCTGCTATCACCCGATCCTACATCCTTGCTAGTGAGCGATCTTTCGAAGCCTGCGGCCATTATCTAACACCGGCTCAGGTTCAAGCTGTCACTTGGGTTACCTATCGGAGGCTTCTTGGTTATGACAATTGAACGGCAGTTCTACGCAACAACTGGTACCCGTACCATGCGGGGCGGATGGCGGGTGAATGAGGGCAGGGTAATCTATGCTGCCGACTATTCACAAGCCTACCGCATTGCCACCAGATCATGTTATCGAAGCGAACAGGTAATTACTCTTGAGGAGATCCCGAACCATGACTGACTGCTCTACACTGTCTGCTCAATGGCAGGCTGGCCAGCACACCACACCCACAACGGAGGAACGCAACGCCTTTAGGCTCTGGCTTCTGTCTGAGTTTGGCAAGATGCGAGCATCAGGAATTGAGCCGCTGTTTGTCACCCGTGAGGTTCCAATCGATGAGGCAATGGCGGCACTTGATAGGGTAGTGTTGCCGGGTGAGACTAGGTGGCTTCCGGTATCTCGCCTCAACAATGAGCCAAACCCTGATCTTATGTCGACACAACAAAACCTTATGTTCAGGGCAGTTCATGACTGGACCCATTGGAAGTTAGGCGCTGATGCTACCTTTGAAGGTGAGTTTGCGGTTGCTATGACACACATAGAGTCTGCGCCTTCGTCTATACATTGGATCCTGTGGTCTGAAGTTGCTGGCCAAGCGGCCACCGCTATAACTACCGGAGAATTTCCACAACAGAAACTAGTCAAGATGTAAGGCTCATCCCTATCACTAATCATCACCGGATTGACCGGGGTGGCTTAATCGCTGCTCCGGTTTTTTTTTGTTTGTTTGATGAGTAGTACATCCGCACTATTATTCACAAGCCTCATCACTGAGACCCTGCCAGATA